CAGAAAAAAGTTATCTTCAGAGTGGCTTGCTGATGCAGTTGCTAAAACTGCATCAAAAGGCACTGATCCATTAGCATTTAAAGGGTCTTACTTCTCACAGGCGATTGATGATTTAGGCTCGACTGGCAAAGTGTTATTTGGTGATAGCTATGATGATGTTGTAAAACTTGCTGACGAAATTAGGTTAACAACAATACCGGGCAAAACAAGCACAGTCGATGTTGAAGCTGCTCTTACAACTTTAGGAGCTAACAACGCTCCTATTCCTTTGGTGGAGGCTTTAGAGGGTATAGCGTCAACACAAAGATCTAGGGCTTTATTTGATCAAAGCTCCTTGTTGAAGTCTATTGCAGCGGGTGAGACTGGCCCTGCCTTGACTAAGACTGCCGCAGAAAACATTGCCAGACCCGGGGCAAAGACCGCAGACATTGTTAAGGTGATGGACTTTTTAGATCCTGCCGCACAACAACAAGTTAGACAATTTTATCTCTCCAACCTTTTAGATGACTTTGGAAGCGATGCTTTAATTAACGGCACTGCGTTAAAAAAGTTTGCTGGCTCTTTAATCAAAGCGTCAGAGGGCGGAAAGCTTCAGGCTGTATTTGGTAAAGAAATGGGCGATGACATAGCTCAATTTGGTCGTGTGCTGGAGCTTAACGCAAGAACCGTTGCTGGCGGTGATCTGGTCGCGGCTAATATTGCCGCCAATCCATTAGAAAACATTATGGACATTCTTAGGCTGTCAGTAACAGGCAATCTCTTAACGCATGCCCCAATCTACAAGCGCATCTTGAAAGATTACAAAGCTTTGAAGAGTGGATTGCCTCCAAAAGAAAGATCCGCTGCACTGGGTAAGATAATAGGATTGTCTTTAACACAAGCTCCGGGTCAAGCTCTGCAAGAAGGCGCTCGTGAAGCATCCAACCAAATCCGTGCTGTGGCTGACAATTCAGGATTAACCGAACAATTGTCCGCAATCCAAAGCCAGATGAACCAGCCAAGCGCAGCATCTAGTCTTGGAGGGGTAAACGTGACACAACCAACAGCCCCAGCAGGAACCAGTACAATTCGACAACAGGCAGCGGCTAACCCTGGTGTGGCTCAAGCCTTGGGCATTAGAGGCCCAACGGCAGGTCTGTTAGGAACAGGAAACCCATAAGATGAACAAAGATAGATTACGCGAAGAAATAGCCGAGGATGAGGGCTGCAAATACGAGGTGTATTTGGATCATTTAGCACTGCCAACCTGTGGTGTGGGTCACTTGATCACTGAGCATGACGAAGAATATGGCAAACCAGTCGGCACTGTTGTTGAGCAGGAACGAGTTAGAAACTTATTTTCTTTAGACATTGCTGTAACGATTGACGAGTGCAAAGTATTGTACCCAGACTTTGATGACTTTGACGAAGAGCTACAACATATATTGTGCAACATGATGTTCAATATGGGTCGGCCTCGACTGTCAAAATTCGTTGGTATGAAAGCTGGAGTTGATGCTCGTGATTTCAACGAAGCAGCCGACCAGATGGTAGATTCCAGGTGGTACACGCAAGTCCCCAACCGAGCTAGACGTTTGGTAGATCGGATGAGGGCGCTTGCTGACTAACTGTTTTGTGGTTTGATATTTGTAATTTGCATACGTTGCAGATTGCTATGTCTTTACTGTAGTCCACTGCGCTTCTGCACTTAGGGCATTGCCCTGCTTCTATAAGCCTCTGCATTTGGCCTTTTTCATTCATGCGGCTGAACCTATGCCAGCGTTCACTTCATTAGGGTAACGCTCTTTATAGGCATCAAAAACAAGCTTTGAAATTTGTTGTGATACTTTGCGGTGGTCTTCTGTAGACAGCTTCACAAGCTTTTTATGTGTGGCAAGGTCTACAGCAACTGACTTGTATTGTTTCGTATCAGTCATTATAATACTCCCATGAATTAACAACTATGGGCATATATTAGCATGTATAACTACAAACGCAAAGCGAACAAATTCGGTGCAAAGAAAACAACCTTTATGGGCATTAAGTTTGACTCCAAGTGGGAAGCAGAGCGATGGGGTGAGTTAACTTCTATGGAAAAGGCTGGTTATATAACAGACTTGCAGAGGCAAATCCCATACGAAATTGTGGTTAACGATCAAAAAATTTGTAAATATATAGCTGACTTTAAATATAATAAGGTAGATGATTACGGTAGCCTTGAAGAAGTTGTTGAGGATGCAAAGGGCGTGGAAACCGCTGAATTTAAACTCAAAAAGAAACTCATGAAAGCCGTTCATGGAGTTGAGATTTACCTGTCAAAGAAAAATAATAACAATTTTCTCAAAATCCCCTTGACTTGAAAAGATTGCATGCTTATCTTCCAGTTATGTTTAGCGACATTAAGTGAAGGAGAAAGCAATGAACGCTATTAATCTGCATAATGATCTGACTGCTTTGTTTGACAAGCGTGAAGATCTCAAATCAAAAATTGATGATCTGCAAAAAGAATTGAAGATCGTTAATAACTCCCTCAAAGATCAGTTTGAAGAGACTGCCAAGATGCAACTTGCTCAAGACGGCAAGGATTTTGGTCAGACTACAATGAACAATGGTGACTTCAAAGTTACTGTTGATTTCCGCAAACGTGTGATTTGGGATGAGAATATTCTGTTGCGCGTTTTGAACTCTTTGGATGAAGACACTGCAAAGCATTTGGCTACGGTCAAATACAGCGTAGCTGAAGCAAAGTTTCAGAATGCTACACCAGATCTGAAAGCAGCATTATCAGAGGCTCGTACTGTAGAGTTACAAGGTGTGTCTGTAGACATGAAAAGAAGGGAGGAAGGTTAATGCTAAAAATAATTAGCGCAGAAGAAAGGCTTGCCGAAAAACGTGGTCACAAGATTGTGATTGGCGGCAAGTCAGGAGTGGGGAAGACTTCACTGGTGCGTACCTTGGACATGAGCAAGACATTGTTCATGGACTTGGAAGCCGGTGATGCCGCCATCGAAGGGTGTAAGGTTGATGTAATCAGGCCGCGTACTTGGCAGGAGTGCAGAGACTTTGCATGCTTCCTTGGTGGGGGCAACCCTGCATTGAGTGAGGACTCACCATACTCAATGGCGCACTATGAGTATGTGTGTCAGACATATGGCGATCCAGATACTCTGTTAAGCAAATACGATACAGTCTTTATTGACAGTATTACTGTAGCTGGTCGGCTTTGCTTTTCGCATAATCAAAATTCACCAGAAGCTAGATCAGATCGAACAGGCAAGCTTGACACTCGTGCAGTGTACGGCGCTCAAGGCCGTGAGATGATGGCATGGTTAACACACCTTCAACATATCCGTGAGAAGAACGTGATCTTTGTAGGCATCCTTGATGAAAAGACGGATGACTATGGACGTATCACTTACGACTTGCAGATTGAGGGTGCAAAGACTGGGCGTGAGTTGCCCGGAATTGTGGACGAATTAATCACAATGACAACACTCACCGCTGATGATGGCACGTTATTTAGAGCCTTTGTCTGCGACACACTAAACCAGTGGGGCTACCCTGCTAAAGATAGAAGCGGCAGACTTGACGCTGTTGAAGAGCCGCATCTTGGTAAGTTGCTTGAAAAAATGTCTGGTCCAAGGCCAGAGGCAATGAACTTTGTAAATCCAAAAACGGTCAATAATAAAGAAGAGGAAAACGTAAATGCTTGACCTAAACAACGTACCACCAATGGAAGGTGGAAGTGGAGACTTTGAACTTATGCCTGATGGAACTGTAGTAAGCGGTATTATTAAGCTGACTGGCGGTGACATGGAAATCCCTGAGTATGGTGCTGGCACCTACTTTAAGTCTTCTCAGACAACAAGCGCAAAATGGTTGCCGATTGAAATGACTATTGTCGGTGGCAGCTTTGACAAGCGCAAGGTCTGGCAGAACATTTTTGTTGATGGCGATGCCAAGGACGAGAATGGTATGTCAAAAGCTAAGAAGATCGGCTTGAATACTATCAAGCAGATGGTTGATAGTGGTTTTGGTATCTCACCAAAAGATGAGAGTGAAGACGCTAGGGCAAAACGTGCGTCTATCCAAGGCATCCATATGATTAATGGCATGACGATCTCCTGCACTTTGGGTATTGAGAAAGGTCGTGATGGTTATCCTGATCGTAATAAGATCAAGACAGTCTTGACACCAGACTCTCCAAATTATATCCAGAGTACAGGACAGGCTGCACCTGTCGCGCAAGCGCCAGTTGCACAAGCACCAGTGGCTCAACCCCAACAAACTGTACAATCGGGGGTGGCACCATCATGGGCGCGTTAGAGACACTGTGGCAATTTATTAGCGGCAAACCTTCACAGGTCGCTAAATCCAGTACGGGGGGCGCTGGAGCCGTAAAGCCCCCCATTCTCGACACTAAGTTTGAAGATGGTGTTCCACCATATACAACTCATTCTGTTGATGATGTTCCTAGCTTTTGTCGGAAAAGTTTTAAAATGATTTCTCGTAAGAAGGGAGCAACAATTGACGAAATACACACGGTTGTCGGTAAAAAAAGGGACTCTATTTATAATCATGTCTACATGATTAAGCAGTCTGGTTATAATGTTGTGAAGACTTACGAGAAATCGTCAGGCACTCACAGATATAAACTAGGCTAGTACGATGATCCTCCGTGAGTATCAGGAAGTCGCTGTAAACGATGCTTCTGATGCACTGGATAAGCACGGTAACACTTTAGTCGTTGCACCAACTGGGGCTGGAAAGACAATCATGCTTTCTGCCTTGGTTGGCAAACGCCACAAAGGTTCACAAAATGTGCTTGTGCTACAGCATCGTGACGAACTCGTTTCACAG